ACAGCCGTACGTGAGGTTATTAAAGAAGAATTAACAGATATTCTTCGTGAAGGATTACAATCCACAGTTACAGAATTAAAAACAGAGTCAGTGAAAAAAACAATTACACCACCGGCTCCTAAAAGAAAAAAGAAAACCATGTTTACCAGAAATAATTTTTCTGACATATTAAATGAAACAGACGTGTTGCGAGAGTCGACCCCATCATATTCAGAATTGATGACTGAACCAGCAATGTCGTTTAATTCAAATGATGCTCAAGGATTTGGAATGATGCGAGGAAACGCAACTCCACAGATTATGGAAGATCCTGAAACTGGTAAAAACATGAAAGTAGATCCTGTTGTTGCTAAAGCACTAACAAGAGACTATCGAAGTTTAATGAAAGCTATTGATAAAAAGAAAGGTAAATAATGGCATACCGGATTCAAACGATTGATGATGTTACTACTAAATCTGAAACAGGTTTAGGAGTACAACTGTCTTTCAATAATCCTGGAATATTTAAAACATTATATACTAGTAATGATCAAGCAAAAGCTAATATCAGAAATTTATTGTTAACAAGAATTGGGGAACGATACAATCAAGTTAATTTTGGAACCAATTTATTAAACATAGTTTTTCAACCGAATACGCCGGAAACAAAAGAATTAATTAACACTGAAATAACATCAGCTTTATCTTTCTGGTTACCGTATATAGTAATAGAAAATTTAGAAATATTAACAGTAGATGACGATCCTACATTGTTACATACTATAAAAATAACTTTATCTTATACTGTCGACGGATTTAGTACTGATAAAATTACTATTATAGCAAATGAAGATTCTACTATAACAATTGAATAATTATGGATATAAAAAAAGACATAACATATATTGGTAAAGATTTTGGTCAATTTAGAAAAAATTTAATTGACTTTACTAAACAATATTTTCCTAATTCATATACTGATTTTAATGAGTCATCACCTGGAATGTTGTTTATGGAAATGGCTTCATATGTTGGAGATGTTTTATCATATTATGCTGATAATAATATAAAAGAATCATTATTAGAACAAGCGTCAGAGCGAGCTAATATTTTTGATATTGCAAAAAGTTTAGGATATACACCAAAAAATTCTATACCTGCTTATGTTGATTTAGATGTGTTTCAATTAGTACCTTCTATAGGTAGTGGAGATAATGTACGTCCAGATTATGATTATGCATTAACAATTAAACCCGGATTTCAAATTAAACAAGAGTCAGGACTTGCAGTTTTTAGAACATTAGATTCTGTAGATTTTGCTTATTCATCTAGTAGTAGTCCAACAGAGGTTACTATATATGAGACAGATGATGCTACAAGTCAACCAATATATTATTTATTAAAAAAGAAAGCACGAGCAGTTTCCGGAACAGTTAAGACTACAAGTTTTACATTTGGTACTCCTATTGCATATGACCAAGTAGTTTTACCTGATAGAAATATCATTGATATTATTTCAGTTGAAGAATCAGATGGTGATAATTGGTATATGGTTCCTTATTTAGCACAAGATACTGTGTTTGAATCTATACCTAATTTAGCAGAAAATGATCCAGAATTATCTGTGTTTAGAAGTTCCGCTCCAAGTTTGTTAAAGCTACGAAAATCATCGAAAAGATTTATTACAAGATTGCGTAGTGACAATTTATTAGAAATGCAATTTGGAAGTGGTGTTTCTGATAATAATGATGAAGAAGTTATTCCTAATCCAGACAATGTTGGTAACGGATTAGCAGGATTTAGAAAAAATGTTGATGTTGATATCGATCCTTCTAACTTTTTATATACAAGAACATATGGACAAGCTCCTTCTAATACAACACTTACTGTTAAATATACTACCGGTAATGGTATATCAGATAATGTCCCTGCTAATGTATTAACAGAAATAGATTTTATAGAATTTGAAGATGATGTGAATAGCACTAATAATGCAAGTATTGTTAATTTTGTTAAATCTTCTGTTTCAGTAAATAATCCTGGACCAGCTTCTGGAGCAAAAAATCAAGACACCTTGCAAGACATTAAGAATAATGCATTAGGAAATTTTGCAACACAGAATAGATTGGTTACAAGAGAAGATTATATAATACGAGCATATTCAATGCCGGCAAAGTTTGGAAGTGTTGCAAAAGCATATATTGTTCCAGATGATCAAATATTACAACAAGAACAAGTTGAACGTCGTATACCAAATCCTTTAGCAATGAATCTATATGTTTTAGGATTTAATTCAAGCAAACAATTAGTAGAATTAAATAATGCAGTCAAAGAAAACTTAAAAAACTATTTAGGATATTATCGAATTTTAACTGACGCAGTTAATATAAAAGATGCTTATATAATTAATTTAGGTGTTGATTTTGAAATAACGGTTATTCCTAATTATAATAGCAATGAAGTGTTATTAAAATGTATTAATGCTTTAAAAACATATTTTGAAATTGATCGTTGGCAAATCAATCAACCTATAATCAAATCAGATATTGTAAATACTATAGGAAACGTTAAAGGAGTTCAAACCATTGTTTCTACAAGAATTAAAAATTTGTATAAATCAGAAAATGGATATTCTGGAAATTTATATGATTTAGAAACTGCTACTCGTAACGGAGTAATTTATCCTTCATTAGACCCTAGTGTATTCGAAGTAAAATTTCCTAATCAAGATATACGAGGCAGAGTCGTAAGTTCTTAACATCTTTATATTTATACTAAAAGGACTATAAAATGGGCGTAATACGAGATAATCGCACAAATATCGTTGCAGGAGGCCTTATTTCAGCAAGTTATGTTTCTGATGTATATAATGTTTTAACTGGTAATACTGTTGAAAATATTGCATTTTCCGGATCTGTAAACGTAACAGGAAGTTTAATTGGAACATTAACAGGAACTGCTAACACAGCTTCATATGTAACTTTAGCACAAAGTGCTTCATATGTTAATACAGCTCAAACTGCTTCATATGTAGTTAACGCAATTTCTAGTTCATATATGAGTGGATCTTCTGTAACAGCTGTGTCTGCATCTGTCGACCGATTAGATGTTCAATCTGGAATTGTGTTTATTACAGGTTCACTGCCAACGGCAGATCCAGGTAATCCAGGACAACTTTGGAGAAGTGGTAGTTACTTGATGATTAGTACCGGATCGGGAAGTTAATTATGTTTAGAATATTTTATGCAGATAGTGATGCAACTATGTATGAGGCTTCTAGTCTCAAAACATATAATACAGGACTAGATGAAATACTTCAAGTAGGAAAACAACTTGATACTGACGGAGAAACGTTGGTTAAGTCTAGATTTGTTGTTAAATTTGATATGTCAGAGATAACACAAGTTCTTTCAAAGTATTCTGCAGATTTAAATTCTTGTAAATTCGTATTACAATTATTTACAACTCACGCAAAAAATTTACCGGCTGAATATACGTTAGATGCTAAATTAATGGGACAGCCTTGGACTAATGGCACAGGTTATGAAACTGCAGGTGTTGCAACTACTGATGGTATATCATGGGCGACTCCGTTTGCTTCTTGGTCTTATGCTCCATATAGTGGAGGTGCTACATTATCTGGATCATCTTGGATATCTAGCAGTCAACAAATAAATACCGGTGCACCTAGTTTGTATATATCTGGCTCTGGTACTGGTGGTAGTTGGTTGTGGCAATCAGGAAGTGGATATTTTGATACATCTTCTTTTGATTCTGCATATTTTTATCAGCCTGGTTTAGATTTAGATGAAGATTTTTCATATCGTCCTACTGATATTAATATGGATGTAACTGAAGCAGTTAAAACATGGATATCAGGAAGTGGAGGTGTTGATGTTGCAAATAACGGCTTTTTAGTTAAGTTTTCTGAAGCAGATGAATCTGACACTACCAAGACAGGAATCATAAGATTTTTTAGTCGAGAAACTCATACTATATATGTTCCTAGATTAACTATGTACTGGGATAACAGCACTTTTACAACAGGATCATTGTCTTCGGTAGACCTAGATTCATATTTAACTTACAGCAAAACAAAACCAACATATAAAGACACAGAGATAACTAAAATAAGAATTTATGCTCGTGATAAATTTCCTAGAAAATCTCCAACAAATTTATTTCCAACACAAACAGTTAAACATTTACCTACTACTACATATTATGCAATTCGGGATGCTGCTACAGATGAGTACATAATTCCGTTTGATAATATTTATAATAAAGTAAGTTGTGATAGCACTAGTAACTTCATTTACGTGGATATGAATAGTTTTATGCCAGAAAGATATTATCGCATAGAATTAAAAATCGAAGATGGATTTACAGAAGAGTATATCGACGACCAAATTTATTTTAAAGTAGTTAGATAATGGCAATTCGTGATTCAAGAACAATAGATCCAGTTAATTTACAGCAATCGTCAAAATATATTAATGACGGACTAACCGTTGTTTCGAATAATAAAAATGTCATTCCTAGAGACACGAATGGAAATATTATTGTTCAGTCTGGATCATATGTTATTATTGAAACTAATTCATTTAATATTTCGAATAGTAGTATGTTGCAAGTATTAGATACAACATTTAATTATTTTAAATTTCCTGCTCGAACTGTTGTAGAAGATATTCCAGATATAAACATAGATATTGATATTGATTCTATATTTGCAAGATATAAACCACCAAGTGGATTCTTGGAAATACCATTTGCAGGATTATCATATACTCCATTAGATTTTGATGTAGTTGTAGAAGGATTACCACAATCAGCACCTGGGGCATATACTATTACTAGACCTTTAAAGGAATCTGGAATTGATTTACGTTTCAGAGTAAAAATTACATATCGTGTAGATACTAATTTAAACGATCAATTTGCTGGATTTACAATTATTAAAAATAGTCCAGAAGCCGGAGAACCAAATCGAGAATTTATAAAATTTGAAGATCAACCTGCATTAGGACAATATTCGATTCGAACTGCAAGATTAGATGTAGTTATTTTGAATTCGCAATTTGATATTGGAGATCAATTTTTAATAGGAGGACAATCAAGACCAATTGACGCAGATCATCGAATTTATGGAGATCAAAGTTATTGGGTAATATCAGATGCGTCTAAAAATGTTGATGAATGGAATCGAGAGATTGAATAATGTTAGGAAATTATAAAAATATCGAAAATATATTAGCAGCAAAGAAGTCATTATCGGCTACTCGTATTCAACAGATAAAATTAGATAGTGCTGAAATATCAACGGATAATGCTGTAGTATTTAATCCAGATATTATTAATAAATCTACAGTAGAATTTCATGTTTATTCTGGCGAAACATGGGTAACAGGTAATCATCAAATATCATCATTAGAAACAGTACCGACTTTTTATGATGATAATAAAAGATTAATTCGTTTTCAATCACAACCATTTGTATTAGATATATACAATCAAATTGAAAATTTAAAATTAAATGGTGGAACATATCGAATAGCAGTTAACTTTTTTGAAAATTTAATTGGTAGTTATGAATATCCGTATTTAAGAATTGATGAAATATCTCCTGACAGAACTGAATTACGTTTAAAATTAACAAAACGTGATGCTATTAGTTTGCAGCAAATTAATAACTATATTCAAACGGTACGTCAAACATCTGACACCGGAAGATATTATGATTACCTATTAAACTTTAGCAGAAATCAATGTGTATTATTCGTTAACAGTGTTATTGTTGATGATTATTTATATGTTAAATTACATGAACCGTTACCAACTAATATCGAACAAGATTTTAAATGTTGGGTAGTAAAACAATTAAAACCAACATATATTGATAATATTAATATTGAACCTGTTACGCAGCCTAATCCTATCAATACTTTAAGTGGTCCAAATTGGCAAGCAAATTATTCATATGATACCTCTACTGAAACAGGATTACAAAATTGGAATGATTTATTAGGTTCATCAACTTCTACATCTCAACAATTAGTAGACAAATTCTTTTCTGGCAGTTTAGCTGGAATGAAATTGAATATAGATTATTCTGATTTCAATAACTTTATATTTTACAGCTCAGCAACCGAGCGTTTAAATAATTTTAAATATAAATTACAGTTAATTGAATATTATACATCGCAGAGTGTTGCATTAAATGATATTTCTGGTAGTGTTGCTACTACGAATGCTCAAGATTATGATACACTTAAAACTAATTTAATTGGAGGATTTGATAATTTTGAATATTTTTTATATTATGAATCTTCTTCTAAATTAACTACATATGATATACCTGTAGTAAATGCTAATGTGCCACAAGTTACTGGGAGTTATATACAGCCTGTACCGAAACAAAATTCTACAGTACCATATACTTTATATTCTATTTCATCAAGTCAATTTGAATCTTGGTTCGATGGAGTATATGCGTCAGCTTCATTATATGACGATATAAATAATAATTCATTAGTAAGAACCGTTCCGGATCATATACGATTACAATCTGATAATCTTCCGTTAACTACATTTGTTAACATGTTAGGCCATCATTATGATATACTTTACACGTATATTAATCATATGACAAAAATAAATAAACGAGAAGAAAATCCTAAATTAGGAATGCCTGATGAATTATTATATTCTGTAGCTAAACAATTTGGATGGAATTTAACAAATGGTAATCAATCACAAGATTTATGGCAATATGCATTAGGAGTATCAGAAGATGGTATTCCTATAACTGGTTCAAATACAATTGGAGATCCTTCTGTATCGGGTGAGAAATCTACATATACTATATGGAGGAGAATTGTAAATAATTTACCATTATTATTAAAGTCAAAAGGAACTAAACGAAGTATACAAGCATTGCTTTCTTGTTATGGAATTCCGCAATCAATGATTAGTATTAATGAATATGGTGGCCCAAGACTCGAACGAGCTCCAGTATATGAAAAACTAAATTTTGATTATGCATTAGATTTAATTAATAATTCTGCAGGAACAGTTACTGTAGATTATAACCAACCTATAGAAGCAGTTGAATTAAGATTTCGTACAGACGATGTAGTTAAAAATCCATTACTTCCAAGTACTATGAATTTATTTACTATAGGAACTAACACGGTAACTTTAGATTATGATTCTGGTACGAAAGGTACAATTCAAATTAATGGAACTGACAGTGGTACTATAGAATTATTTGATGGAGGTTGGTTAACAGCATTGTTAAGAAAAGATGGAACCGATTTAGAAGTTGTTGCAAAAAAATCTAAATACGGAAAAATAGTTGCAACAGTATCTGCTTCCGCTGCTGCGTCATTTGCTAGCTCAGGAACATTAACATTAGGTGGAACAACGGGTGGTAAGATCGG